CCCTTATACTATGAAAGGAGGACACGGTAAAAGATTGTTTATACATTTTGACAACATGGGTCCTCAATTTATCGAGAAAGAATTTAGGGATGAGTTAGATGTTTATCACTCACAATTAATTCTTGGTCAACAAATTGAAGTCTTGTGGGCAGATACTCTTAAAGTCGAAACTAGAGAAATTGAAAAAGTGCAAGCTTGTAAAACTAGATTGTTTACAACGTGCCCCCTTCATTTTCTTATTTTGATGAGAATGTACTTTATGTCCATGACCTGCTGTGTATGTGAGGACTTTGTTATGAAACCAATAAGCGTCGGTATTACTAATTCTTCTTTGCAGTGGAAGTTATTGTACTCTCGTTTACAAACCAGGTCAAACTCAATCGTTGCTGGTGATTTTTCCAATTACGATGGACGTGTGCCAAAATACATTGGTGAATTAGTATTAAAATTCATCAATATGTGGTACAACGACGGTCCGATTAATGCGAGAGTTCGTAATTTGTTGTTTGAACACATCTATAGTGCGACTCGTATTTATTGGACTAAAGTTTATCGAGTTTACGATGGAAATCCTTCTGGAAACCCTTTTACTTCTATTTATAATTCATTAACCAATTTGGTAATGACTTTTATTGTTTTAACTGAAGATTTGGGTTTCACAGATAAAGATTTTGAATTGGCAATTTATGGTGATGATAATGTTATAGGAGTAAATCGTGATGGTTTGACTTGTGAAGATTTTCATCCTCATTACCTTCGACGTTTTGGTATGACTTATACACATTTCTCTAAAACTGAGACAAATGTTACTGATACACTGGAGTCTATTAGATTCTTAGGTAGAGCATTTGTTCCTTATATGAGCGTAGTATTAAGTCCATTGAAGGAATCTGTAATTTGGAATTCGATTTGTTACAGAGACAGGGATACGAATGAATCTGAGTGGTTAATGTCAACTCTAGATTCTTTTGTTTTAGAAGCGTTTCAGTTAGGGTTGCAAAGTTATCGTAGGATGACTAGGAGACTAATTGAAATGGTTCACGAGGTTTATCCTCGTTATGTAGGCGCTGTAACACAGAAAGCTCGTTCATGGTACGAAATTTACGCTACCTTGTACGTCAAGTTTGATTTGACACCTTTGAAGCCTGCTAAGGAGAATAGCATTGAAGAAATTATTCCTGAGGTTCCCTCAAAATTCACTCAAGCTCGTGCGTTTTTCACGCAACAGCTTTGTCGTAGTATGGAGACAGATGAGGATTACGCTTTGATCGAGCGTAGTCTCAAACGTAATTTCGAGATTTTACCATCTGCACCTGTAGGTTCTAAAGTTGACTCAGATTTTCAAATTGAATCAGGTTTAGGCGAAAATGTCGATCTTAATGAAGCTATTATGTTAGGTAGACAAGTTGTAGACTTGGTTACAACTCAAGAATTTGAGATCGGTAAATACCAAGATGAAGCAGAAGTTATTGAAACTAATGCTGGCATTATTGAGGAAACGAAAATTTATAAAAGCCTCAATTTTGAGAAACATGACATGTCTCGTGTGTTGAACCGAGAATATAATGTTGCTACACTGGATTGGACTACTTCTTTGGCCATTGGAAACTTTTGGTCTCCATTAAATTTGCCGGGTAATCCACTCTCTGAACCGTTCATTCTTGATAAGATTCGAGGTTTTAAATATTTTCGGTGTGATATGAAAGTGAGTGTACGTGTAGTTGCTAATCGATTCACTTATGGTAAGTTAATGATGGGGTATGTTCCGTACCAATTGAGTTATACTGAAGCTCAAATTAAAATTCTTACAAATCTCTCTGGATTTAATCACCGATTGTTGGATGCAAATTCAGGCGAAACAGTGGTAATGAATATTCCATTTATTTGGAATGGGAGATATCTTGATCTTGATGATTCTACTCAATTTGATAAAGGTATGGGTCAAATATTCTTTGGAGTCTTGAATCCTTTAACCAGTGCTGATGGAAATGCAACCAATGCAAAAGTATTTATCACGGTTCAGTGTTTGAATGCAGAAGTTATGTGGCCAATTGGCACTACAACGTCTTCTAGTCTTAAAAATTACGTTAAATCAAGAGTGTTTAAAATCGAATCTGGAAAAGGTACGCCAATATCTGATAACATTAAAGGTATTCCAAGAAGTGATTTGAGAACTGTTGCAGTTCGTCGACGAGGATCACAGAAGGTTAATACTGATGTCTTAATAACTATTCCAAATTCCTTTCGTTTCATGAATTCTACTAAAGATAAGAAGTCGTGTGCGAGTATAGCTTCTGATCAAACGTCTGAGATAGCTTTTGAAGATATCACTCAAAGTGGGCGAGATGAAATGAGTCTGATTGAAATTGTTAAGACTCCTTCGCTCATAAGATTTGATGAGATCACGTCTAGTGATATTGGCATTCCTCAGCTAGTTGACTTCATATATGATATTCACTCTAAGTGCTTCTGGAGTCATATAGCTTCCATGTTTGAGCTTTTTAGTGGATCCCTGAAATACATGATATATTTTACGGGATCTCCTCTTGTAACTGCTGAGTTGGTTATATGGCTGCGAACTAGTGATGCTAGTGATTATGAAAATTGTTATCACCAGTTTGTTAATGTGCAGGGATCTTGTAAGGCTGAATTTAAAGTTCCGTACTTTGATCCAAGAGTAATGATGAAAATGCCATCTTGGAATGACACCTCACCTACTTACCCACAAGTTGTTATCTCACTTTTGAGTTGGTCACAAAGTGATAACGTAGATAACACTCCCTTGTGGTTTAATATTTATAAAGCAGGAGATGATGATAATCAGTTTGGACGTTTGCGAGACAATAAATTCGTCATTGAGAGTTGTCCAAGAGAAGATTTCATCAAAGATTTTGCTTACTTGCACAGAGATATGAGACCCTTTCATCACAGAGGTTTGGTTGCTGAAACTATTGATCACTTGTATGATATTGTGCAAAGGGAAACTCCCGTGAAATTGCTGATTGCAAATACTCAAGATCAATCTTATGTTTATCAGCATCCTAATACTGGTTCTTACTGTGGCCCAGAGATCTTTGGTGAGATGTTTTTGTATTACAGAGGAGGAATACGCCTAGGTCACGTTACTAGATTCACTGGAGCTAACGCATGTTTCTTTGCGGGTACCGATGACAAATGTATTTCTGGAGTTACGCTCCATGATTTTGGTCAGAATCCATTCATGCAATTGCAATTCCCATGGTTGCGTGGTGTTTTGTTCAATTTCACGGCAGATCCTGGAACAATACAAATAAAGATGTCTGGTTCTAGTGCTGCAAATATTAGTTACTATCAATTTAGGAGTTTTGCTAGTGATTTTCGCTTTATGCATTTGTGTTTGCCATTGCGTGGACACTATGAACCAGTTGTTATGACTGATTCTGTTGGAACGGCGGGTATGATTAGTTATTTTTCTGCTTGAACAAGCAAAGTGTTTTTATTGAGTGTGCACTTTCATGATAACTCAATGGTTTTTAATAAAGTTTGAACTTTATCAAACGAGCAAGTTTAACATTCTGTTCTTTGAGGTGGTAACCAGACCACACGATCCCGATTCTAGCATTGTGGGTAACTTGTTCTTAACTATAGTTCTATACTCTCTTAAAGAGTATCATTTGTTCGCGTGTCAAGATAAATTATTATCTTAGATGGTGCATTTTTAGTATGTAGTTAATTTAGTATTCTCATTTACTACTGTAGGTGAGAAAAACGGGAGTGGGGTTCAGCCTAAACCGTTTTATTTAGAAAAG